CATCGGGGCGCGGCTCCTTTTCGTTCCCTGATGGGGGACCGGGGGCCGCAGCCCCCGGAGCTTTCATATCTGCACCAGTTCGCGATGATGGCGCAGACCAGAAGCCGTTTATCTCTACCGCGCGAAGCGCGGTCGCGCAAATTTCAAAAATAACGTATTTCGTTATTTTCTTCCGAATTTCCTTGCGCCCCGCTTTCTGGCAGTATAATCATGAGCGGGACTGTCTGCGCAATGCGCCTGGGTTTTGCTATCCCCGTCAACTCGAACACCGGCTGGCGGGTGCTCATGGTGGGCGGTAACTACGGTAACGGCTCGAATGCCGGTCTGTTTTACTTCAACGCGAACAACTCTTCGAGCAACGCGAACAGCAACATCGGGGCGCGGCTACTTGTTTTTTTAGACTTCCATCGCGCAGGCTTTTCCTCACCGCTCGGTGAAAATATTGCCGGTAAGGACGGAGCTTAGTAGGTCAATTCTCGAAAGGCACCGCAGGCAAACAAGGACGGGAGGTCCAACCATGCCGAAGAAAGTCGGCTTCCTTTACGACAGGATGGCAGACCGTGGATTCATTCGCGGGGTCATTCTTGAAGCAGCCAAGCACCGCACGGGGCGGTACGATGTCGCCCCGGTACTCGCCAAGCTGGACGAGTATGTAGAAAAGACCTATGAGATCATCGTCACGGAGAGCTTTGTGCCGACGCCGCCGAAGGAGAAGCAAATCTACGACGAGAGCAGCCAGAAGTACCGCATGATTAAAATGGTCCCATTCTGGCCGGACGGCATCATGCACTGGCTGATTGTCGCGGCCATGCGGTCGGTGCTCATGCGCGGGATGCACTCATGGTCGTGCGCATCCATTCCTGGCCGTGGAACGAAGCGCGTCAGAAAGTATATCAACCGCATCCTCCAGAACGACCAGAAAGGCACGAAGTACGCGGCCGAGCTGGACGTGGCGCACTTCTATCCCAGCATCCCTATCAAACGGCTTATCTGGGCGCTGGCTCGGAAGATCAAAGACAAGCGTTTCCTCCGGCTCATTTACTCCATACTGGAGTCTTGCGGCGGCGGGTTGGCCATCGGCTATTATATCTGCCAATGGCTGGCAAACTTCTACTTGGAGTCGCTGGATCAGTACATCATGACACTGCCGGGCGTGAAGTACATGACGCGCTACATGGACAACATCACCCTTTTCGGGCCGAACAAGAAGCTGCTGCACAAGGCCCGGACGCTCATTGCCCAGTTCATGCGCCAGCGGCTCGGGCTGACAATGAAAAGCAACTGGCAGATATATCCCGTTGCGAAGCGCATGGTATCGGCGGTCGGATTTCGGTTTTCACGGACGCACATTATCCTGCGCAAGCGGAATTTTCTGCGATTTACCCGGCAATGCCGGCGCGTGAAAAAGCGCCTGGACGCCGGAAAGCCCATTTCAATTAAGCAGGCGTCCGGACTCATAAGCCGAATCGGACAGCTCAAAAACTGCAACAGTCACAAAATTCGGGTCAAGTATGTCGATCCGATAGGAATCAAGAATCTGAAGGAGGTCGTGCGATATGAGAGTAAGAGGCGACTTGCAGCCGGGAAACGCCTTTACGCTGGAGGAGCAGCCTAAGCGCCCCGGCTTTGTGTTGGCGCGTTTTTTTGAAAATGTAGCGCCGTTTTCCGAAACGAATAACGGGCTAACCGTCAGCGGCTATGAGTACGACGAGTACCATTTGGAGCTGGCGGATACTCCGGGTCTGACCGATGATCTCCTCGCCAATTACAGCGCCTATCTCACTGAGGCAAAGCTGAAGGAGGCGGAGGAGAAAACGATCCCCACGCTGAAGGAGCGAGTTTTACAGCTTGAAGGGGAGAACACATCCTTGAAAACGAAGGTTACGGATCTGGAGGACCAGGCAACCAGTACGCAGCTTGCTCTATGCGATGTGTACGAGCAGGTTCTGAGTGTTTCAACTACGAAATAGGAGTGATGCTTATGGAAAGGGTTTATGCTGCGCTGATCCGAAAAGGATTAAAAACTCTGGAGGATGTGCCTCCCGGCCTGCGTGAAAAGGTGCAGGCCCTGTTGAAAGAGAATGGAGCTGAGGACAATGTTTAGTCCTCGGCTCTTTCTTTTGTCCATTCTTCTGCGAAAGGAGGTGCAAACAATGGCTGTTGTATACGCGACTCTGATCGTCAAGGGGAAGAAGACTCTTGAACAGGTTCCCTCTCTCATTCGTGAGGATGTGGAACAGATCCTGGAGGCCTTGGAAGTAAAGGTCTGATTCTTTGGAGAGGGCGGCTTCCCGCCCTCTCAATCTTTACATTCGGAGGTTACTATGACGATTGAAGCGCTTTTGGCTGCGCTCCTTCCGTCGCTCTGCGTCAGCATCTTCATGGCGATATTCAACAAGCGCCAGAAGCAGCGTGAAAAAGAGGTAGACGAAAGGGCGAATGCTCGAAAAAAAGAAAGCCTGCTTGCACTGGATATGCAGATGGCTACCGCAAAGCTGGCTTACGCCACGGCCATGGCGCTCAAGCGTGGCCATGCAAACGGCGAGGTTGAGGAGGGAATTGCCTCCTACCAAACCGCACGGGAAAAGTATCTGCATTTTTTGAACGAGCAAGCCGCAGACCATTTGAATTGAGGAGGAAAACAGTATGAATGCATTTGACATTTCAACCCTGCTGGTTATCATCGGCGCTCTGATGGCGGTGGTAAACATTATCACGGAAGTCGTGAAAAAACTGACTTGGGACAAGATCCCAACGTCGCTGCTGGCCGTTGTCATTTCGCTGACGGTTACGCTGCTGGCATTCTTCGCATACATCCAGATCAAAGGAATCCCACTCGTTTGGTACATGGTCGTGGCGGCTGTTGTGGTTGGCATTATGACTGCATACGCCGCCATGTTTGGGTTTGATAAACTTCGTGAAATTTTGGAGAAATTGGGGAGTTCGAAAGAGAGCGATACAAAATGAATCTGATCACTCGCTATCTGACGAACAATCCCTGCTTCACGGCGGGGCGCAGCATTTCCGTGAAGGGCCTCATGCTGCACAGCGTCGGATGCTCCCAGCCTAATCCGCTGATGTTCATCAAGAACTGGGATAAGTCCAGCTACAAGAATGCCTGCGTTCATGGATTCATCGGCAAGGACGACGCCTATATCACCTTGCCCTGCATGGAGCAGACGAAAACCAGCGGCCCGGGCAAGGCACACCGCGGCTGGCATGGCGGCGGCGAATCCAACAATACGCATATCGGCGTAGAGATGTGCGAGCCGTCCACCATCAAATACACCGGCGGCGCCAGCTTCACGGTAACGGACAAGATGGCTGCCGTCGCCTTTGTACGCGCCACCACGCAGAATGCAGTGGAGCTTTTCGCCCAGCTCTGCAAATATCATGGTCTGAATCCGCTGGCAGATGGTGTCATCATCAGCCACAAGGAAGGGCATGACCGAGGCATTGCCACCAACCACGGAGATCCCGACCACCTTTGGCGGGGGCTCGGAATGGCCTATACGATGGATGATTTCCGCAGAGAGGTCGCGGAAAAAATGAACGAGGAGGATGACGAAATGGATCTCGCAGGATTCAAAAAGCTCTACGCTGAGATGCGCGCCGAGCTGAAGGACAATGATTCCAGCCAGTACAGCGAGGAGGCTCGGACGTGGGCGGTCAGCTCCGGATTGATTGCCGGCAACGGCACCACCGTCAACGGTGAGCCGAATTGTATGTGGGAAGACACGCTGACCCGTGAGCAGCTGGTAACCGTTCTGTACCGCTTCGCGCAGATGATGGGCAAGGCATGATATGGTGCTGTTTGGCTCGCGGCGCGGGAAGCGGGAGGCCACCCCCTCGAAGGTAAAAAAGGAGAGCGACCACTCCAAGCAGGTAACCACGGATATTCGGTCGCTTCTATGGATCGTGACGGTCGGCGGCTTGCTGCTGGCCGCTTACTGCATTCACGAGGACTTCACAGGTGGTCTGCCATGGCTTTCCGCAATGGTCGGTCTGCCATGGGCGGCGCATGGCACCGTCTGCAGCTTCTATCTCAACATGGCGAAATCCGACCACAAAGAGGGCGGCATCACTTTTGAGTCCGCCAAGGCAAAAGAATTTATGCAGGACGCCGGGAGCGACGACAGCCCGGCAATATAACAAAGACCCCCTCGCAGGATTTGACGATCCTGTTGAGGGGGTCTTTTTGCGTTTTGCGGAGTTTTCGCCTGAGAGCGGCGTAGAGCGAATTTTGAGCGGTGGACATGAGTTTACCAGCCCTTCGACGGTCAAGGCTGTTGCAACTCAAATACGGGCGCGTGGCGGGCGTTTCTTGCGTCACGTTATAATCGCGTGGCACTTCCAGCCATGCCAGTTGTTTTCCTGGTCCATCGTTCTCCATTTCTCCGCGTCGTAAAAGAATGCGCAGTTGAGAGTGTTTTCGCGGCGGTCGGGAAGCCGGGCGCTGAACTTCTGGTGTGCATCCTGCCAGTCACGAGCCAGGACAATTACCCACCCATTCCGATACGGGAACTTTTCATCGCTGCCGAAGGTATAGTAAAAGCACTGCAGCCCGTTTATCTCGACGGCGGTGATCATCTCCTCAAAGCTCATGCAGCCGTTCGCTTTCATGGCGGCGCTGGCCTGTGCCAGCTCCTCCGGAGACCAATCCTTGCTCATGGTCAATAATCCTCCTCAATGCATTCATCGGCTTCTGTGTAATGCTCGCCGTCATAGCCTTTTTCCATAGCCTTGTCGTAGCAATCAAAGCAAACAAGGCGGAAGGGGATGCCGTGGCAGTCCTTCGTGAAGGTCATGTCGTCGCGCAGGAATTCATTTTCGCAGAGCGCGCACCTGTGCGTCTGCACCCGTTCCCACCCGGCATTATCCAGATCATCAAAACCGTTCCAGACGTCATCCAAAACTAATTTTCCATCCTCTGCGACAATGACGCAGGCGGCCTCGTCCCCATGCTCCTCGTGCTCCAGCAGGAACAGGCGCGCCCGGATAGTCTGTGGCTCTCCATCCGGAGCGTCAGGCGTCAGTTCGAACAGTCCATCGTCGATGACGTACCATGTTCCAACGTGCCCATCGACCTCTATGTGGTCGCTTGTTCTTGTAATCATGTACGTTCCTCCTCTTTGAGTTCTTTTCTTGCTTTTGAAAGCAGCCAAGACCTGATACACTTTTCGCAGGTCTTATCGTCCGCAAAAATCCTGTGGCAGCTCTCGACCGATTCGTACCGGCACAGCCCGGCAGCCTGCATGATTCTCGCCGCAATTTTAAGGGCCCTGAGATCTTCAGTATCCTTCATGCAGAAACCTCCTTACCATGTGTCCCGCTTGGGGATAAACTCAATATCGGTATCATTAGGGATCGGTGCGTTCGGCTCTCCATCAAATGCGTTGCCCTGCTTGGTGCAGATATCCGGAGCACGATTCTTGCGCGGGTCTACGTCGACATACATCCTGCCTTCGGATTCATACACGGGGCGGGACCAGGAATCCCGCCCGATAAAGTTAAGCACCAGCTTGCTCATTCAGTGCCTCCGTCCTCGCACAGTGCGTCGAACATCTTCACAAAGTCCCATTGGCTGAGCGGAAGTGGCTCTCTGGCGAAGTCCCGCAGGGCCTCGTCAGTTCCGCAGGCGGAGCAAATATAGCATTCCGCGTGTCGGCTGTAAGCGTTGTGGTATAGGTTTTCCTGCATTTCGTCTTTCCCACAGCGCGGGCAGCACATCTTGCTTCGCTGCGCCTGAACCAAGCCAACTCGGTCCAGCAGTTCTTTTGCCTTAACTTCTGTCATTGGTTTGCACCTTTCTTTCAAAGTATTGGATCTGGATTTTCAATGTAACCACCGCTGCGCTGTACGACCCCGGTGAAGTATCCGATGATTTCATCAAGTATTTCGCGGTCGGCGTCAATCGCTTTTACAACTGCCACATGGCTATAATTGTCATCAATGCTTCGAAGGGCCTCGCAAGCTCCAAGCATCTGGGCGAGAATGTTGCTTACAAGCCTGCGGTCTCCAATTCCATCCTTCCAAGCTTCTGCGTACTTGCCGTATTTTCGCTGCAATACCTCGGCTTTTCTGATGCCATATTCGTTATTTGTCATTTAGTTTGTACCCCCTTACCCTTCAATGTGCTTCGCATCAAATGCTTCAAGCTGGCGCTTGAGCAGTTCGTGCAGATCGTCCCATTTTTTTGCATCGGATGAATTAGAAACTGCACTTACCGCAAGCATCAGGTCGCAAAGGTCAACTCTCCGCATTTTCAAGGTTACAGTCTTTTCGTTAAGCATCGTGTGTTCCTCCTTGATTTTTTTGCCTTACTCTGTTATTATCAAGGCGGCCGGGGTAAGGCTCCCGGCTCGCCTTTTGGGGTGTGTGAGCGGCGTTCTTTGCGGGGCGGCCGCTCACTTTTTATGCCTTAACTTTGCTCTCTCGGACTATCTTGGCTGCGGCCTCCGGGTCTTTAGCCGTTGCTTCAATCAGCTTTGCGATGTTCTCTAAGTACTGATTGAGTTCTGCGCTTGTCATCTCGTCCAAGTCCTCACTTCCTTTCGTAAGAGGTTTGTTCCTCTGCCTTACAAGCTTATATTACACTAATTCGTGTCACTTGTCAATAGATATTTTACACTTTTGAATGGATTGTGTAAAAATATTTTTGACAAATGACACGTTATGGTGTATAGTCCAAGGAGGGGGTGATTGGATGAACCTTTCTGTTGCTGAAAAAATTCGGCTAATAATGAACAGGCAGAAAATCACGATGGGAGATCTTGCTCAAATGTCCGGGCAGACGAGACAGAATCTTTCAAATAAAATGACACGTGGAAATTTCACAGAAAAAGATATCATTGAGCTGGCGGCTGCTCTCGGCTGTAATGCGGAAATCGTTTTTACGCTACCCGATGGGGAAAAAATATAATAAGGATGAAGCGTCATGTTAAAGAGAAACATCATGGGTATGCCCGTCAATCCGAAGGAAGTGCACGAGGATGGGTCGTATGACTACACTGTGATTTCCTTCAAGCCTATGTATGCGCTCATGCGCCAGCGCGGCGTTTCGGATCTGGCTCTTTCGCGGTTGATAGGCGAGAAGGTTGATGTAATCCGGAAGATACAGCTCAAACAGGATGAAATCCCGTTATCCGTTATACGAAAGCTCTGCCACGCACTGAAGTGTGACCCCGGCGATTTGATGGTTGCGGAAAGAGCAATCCTTAAGCCGGCGAAGGAGCCAACCCAAGAATAGAAAAAGCACCGGCTGTCGCACCGGTGCCTTTCTTTGGAGTATGTCTATTCTCCCCTATGTACAGACGGCCCGGATCGGTATGCGGTATGCTTCTCCGGGTTGGGCTCTCTGATGATGATATCCGAGAGGTCACAATCCAGCGCCTCGCAGATCAGATCGAGATGCTCCAGGTTCACTCTGTCTGCAATCTCGTGATACAGGTCATTGATCGTTGACGGCCGGATTCCTGTCTTTCGGGCGAGATCCGCTTGCGTCCACCTCCGCTCGCCAAGCCGGGTGGACAGTAAAATTCTAATCATAGCCATGCTCCTTTACGGTAGATTCTAACGGCCATTTTCTCATTTTTCAGGGAATTGTTAGAAAATAACGTATTCGGTTATGGTCATGAACACAAAGAGAGGCCGCCACACTGGGAAATCCCATTGTGACGACCTCTTTTTTCAATTCTCTAATAGACATAAAGGAAGAGCCAGAACGAACAAGCCGTCGAGCATATATATACTCGGCTCCTTGGTTCGTCTGGCTCTGCTTTGGTGGA